AGATGCGCAGTTTCCGGTTATGTTAGGAATTGTTCCTAGTGTTCCTGAGAGCCGTGGATACTCACAAAATGGATTTACTGATCCGAGAGAAGATGCACAATTGTTGGACTCACCTAGAGTTGTAACTGCTAGAACATATAATGAAGACGGAACTGGTGTTGTTGTTGATAACCAAGCAGTTAGTCGTTTTCCGGATAAACTAGGTGAATCGACGGTAAGTAGATTGGCAAAAAATCAAAAAATTGATGAAACCTTTGTTGGTGTTAAAAGGAATTCTACGGTCAGTGGTGTTGAAACAGCAGGTGATCAAACTTGGTCTGAACCACCAACTGAATATGCTGCAAAGTATCCATTTAATCATGTATACGAATCCGAATCTGGTCATATAGTTGAGTTTGATGATACACCTGGTGCTGAAAGAGTGCATGTATCACACAGAACTGGTACTTTCGACGAGATCTATCCTGATGGAAAAAAGGTATCTAAGGTGGTCAAAGACAAATATGAGATTATCATGTCAGATGATAATATACTTGTTATGGGATCATACAATTTGACCGTAAAGGGTCAAGGTAGCATAATGGTGGATGGTGACACCAATATTACAGTAAAAGGTAATATGACAACAAAGGTGGATGGTGACACCAATATTACAGTAAAAGGTAATATGACAACAAAGGTTGAAGGTGATATGAATACCGATGTGAATGGTATCATAAGATTTAGAGGAAGTAGCATCTTCCTAAACTGATAAGGATAAATCGATATGCCAGAAGTCGCATTTTTAGGATGTATGTGCACAGGTCATGGATGTTTCCCTCCGAGAGTGTGTGACACAGCTAGTGGTGATGTTTTTGCTGAGGGAAATCCTGTTCATAGACAAACAGATCATTGGGTAGTTCATAGTTGTCCAAATCATGGATTACACGATAGCATTTTAGCAGGCGGTTCAGGGACAGTTTTTGTCAATGGATTGTCGATAGGTAGAATAGGCGACGTGATAGAATGCGGATCATCAATAATGACTGGAGCAGCAACAGTTTTTGCAGGAGGTTAGTGAAATATGCCATTTTCAATAATACCAACATCATCATCAATTATTTCTTTGCCCCAATCTGCTATTTCACCTGGTGGATTGTTTACTGGTACGATAGCCACCACTGGTCAAAGAGACATATTTACAACGATTGTAGAGAAAGGTCGTTCTGCGTTGTTTCAAAATCCTGTTGGTGATGCTATTACTGGCATTAGCACGAATATTGGGCTTTTATCTGATGCTGTCAATTCCAGCGCATGTTTTTCTGCTGGTGAAATAACAAGCATCACAGAAGCAATAAACAATACTGGATCTGGTACAATAGGATTGACACAAGCTGTTGAAAGCTTCACATTACATACCAGTACGCTTTCTGGTTTGATTAGCCCTAGTACAACTAATCCGACACCTAGTTTAGAAAGAGTTTTGTCGGTTGGTAGATCTTTGAACAATCTTAACTATGCATTGAACTCTGCCGAACAATGTTTTAGCTTTTTGAATAATATGACAGGGTTATTTTCTACTGAGACAATGAATGGTTATATTGGTCAAATAGCAGGTTTGATTGAATCTGTGAACTCTTGCTTACTGTCAGCATCACAAATAATAGCACAAATAAATCAAATCGCTACTACAATACAATCGATCGTAGATGCCGATAATGCATTTTTCGCGCAAGCATTAGAAAGATTGAAACAATATGCATTAGCGTCTATTTTGGATAGTATTTACAGCGATCCTTGTGGTAGATTTTTGATGAGTAATTCGGTTGGTAATGCTGCTTTGAACTCGATTTTACGATCATCCGTACAAATAATCAAATAAATATAGCTATGCCAATAGTAAGAACATTCAAAGATTTAGATCTAAACTTTACTAAAAACCCAGCGACAAAAGATGTGTCGCTGCGAGTAGGCAATCAGGCAGTCATTAGATCTGTGAAAAATCTAATAAGTTTGTCAAACTATGAAAAACCATTTCATCCAGAAATAGGCAGCAGTGTTCGACAAATGCTTTTTGAAGATGTTTCGCCGATCACAGCACAAAACTTGAAACGCGCCATAGAAGATGTTATAAACAACTATGAACCAAGAGTACGACTGAAAAATGTTATCGTACAAAGCAAAATTGATACGAATCAATTTGAAGTGATTATTGAGTTTTTCATAGTAAATACTCCAACACCAGTAACTATAACACAATTGTTAGAAAGAGTAAGATAATATGGCAGATTCAAACACAGTTCTAAGAATAGCAGAACTGGATTTTGATGCAATCAAAACCAATCTAAAAGAATACTTGAGAAACCAAGGTCAATTCAGCGATTATGACTTTGATGGTTCGGGGCTAAACATTCTTTTGGATGTTCTAGCATATAATACACACTACATGGCATATTATCTGAACATGGTCGGAAATGAAATGTTTCTTGATAGTGCTACTCTAAGAAACTCTGTAGTTTCTCATGCAAAAAATATGAACTATTTGCCTACCTCTGTAAGAGGCGCTGTGGCGAAAGTAAACATACTAGCCACAGATCCAGATAGCTCTCAAAGTACATTAACTATACCAGCATATACAGAGTTTCAATCGCAACAAGTTGACGGTATCAATTACACATTCGTTGCACTGACTGCGCAAACAGCAACTAGAAATGTTTCGAGCAATACCTTTACATTCAATAATGTAACATTGAAACAAGGCGAAAAGCTAACATATAATGTTTCAGTAACGAACTCGAATACAAAAAGAAGATTCGTTATCCCTAATGCAAATATAGACACAACAACATTATTGGTCACTGTTCAAACATCAACATTAGATTCTACAAAAAATGCTTATGTGTTATCAGAGGATATTACAGCTGCCAATTCCAATTCTAAAATCTATTTCTTAGAAGAAGATGCTTCGGGGCAATATGCTATTTATTTCGGTGATGGGTATTTGGGTAAAAACTTGGCAAATGGCAACATTGTTCAATTGTCATATTTGGCATCAGATGGTGAAGGTGCAAATAAGGCTAACTCATTTACATTAGTGAGCACTTTGGGTAGCCCAGCAATATCCAATGTTATTGTTTCTTCGGTTTCAGCTGCAGCAGCTGGTTCCTCAAGAGAATCCATTGATCAAATCAAGTTTTCTGCACCTAAGTTCTATACAACACAAAATAGAGCAGTCACTGTAAACGACTACGGTATCATTATTTTGAAAGATTACCCCAATGTTCAATCAGTTTCTGTTTGGGGTGGTGAGGACAATGATCCTGTGCAATATGGTAAAATATTCATTTCTATGAATCCAAAGGTTGGTTATGCCATATCAGAGACGGAGAAAGCTAGAATCATTGATGAGATTATAAAAAACAGAAGTGTATTGACTGTTACACCAGAAATTGTTGATCCGAAATATACATACATAAAAGTATACGCTGATGTGCATTATGATTCTGCTAAAACTGTTTTGAATAATGAGGAAATGAAGTCTTTAGTGAGAAGCACAATTTTGAACTACAACTCCACTGATCTAGGTAACTTTAATTCAACATTTAGATTTTCTAGATTACAAAAGCAAATCGATATGACAGATACCTCATTTTTGAGTAGCGATATGAAAATAGAGGTGCAAAAAAGATTTGAACCAACACCGAATGTTGGTAAAAATTATGATTTAGATTACAATATGCCCCTGAAAAGAGGCGAGTACAAAAATAAATTGTATTCATACCCAACATTTCAGGCTATTGACAATAGCGGTATCACAAGAACAGCATATTTGGAAGAAACACCATTATCATTCACCGGTGTTGATGGTATAGAATTGACAAATGGTGGTTCTGGTTATACTGTTGTTCCTACAGTAACAATAACAGGAGATGGTGTTGGCGCTACAGCAGTTGCAAAAATAGTCAATGGTATTGTTTCATCGATTGAGATCGTGAGCAAGGGTTCAAACTATACCACTGCCATTGTTTCGATCAGCGGCACAGGTACTGGTGCAACAGCACGTGCAACATTATCTGGTGAAACTGGAACAATCAGATCATTTTATGTACAAAACAGCACTGGCGAAAAGATTATAATAAACCCCAATGTCGGTACGATAAACTATAAAACTGGTAAGATTAGATTGAACAACTTCAAACCAATTACGGTCGATAGTAATCCGAATTATGCATCTGGTATTCTTACAGTAAATATAGAACCGGATACAAGCACAATTACTCCTTTGAGAGATAGAATATTGTCAATAGATGGTGATGATCCTATATCAATTCAAATCACAATGGATGATCAATCATAATGGCAACTAACAACAAAATATCTACGGTAGTTTCTGGACAGTTACCCGAGTTTGTTCGCGCAGATCATCCAACGTTTGTGGCGTTTTTAGAGGCATATTATGAATACCTAGAACAATCTAACAACACATTGCGTTTCGGTAAAACTGTAGAAAGAGCAAAAAATTTAACCAACTATTTCGATGTTGACAAAATAAATGAAACTGGTTTAGATGAGTTTGCAGATAAACTATATTCACAGTTTCTAGTATTGTTCCCTCAAGAAACATTAGCAGATCGATCAAAGCTACTTAAAAATGTAAAAGATTTCTATAGGGCAAGAGGAACAGAAAAAGCATATACATTTTTGATGAAGTCTTTGTTCGGAGAAAACCCAGAGTTTTACTACCCGAAAAACGATATTTTGATTGCTTCTTCGGGCAAATGGGTTATTGATAAAGTTATAAGATTGACTGATATAAAGTATAATGGTGTTGCTAACTCTTCTATTGAAATATTGAAAAGATTTCAAAATACAACA